TTCCTAAAACAGAACCAGCACCTACTTCAATAACACGAGTGCTAATTCCCAACTTACCTTGATCTTGCTTTAAGAATACTCTTCCATCAAAAGTATTAAGACCCAATTCAGCAAAAAGTAAATCACTATTTGTTGGGACTTTTGCGGGAACTGGAGACCTTCGGATCCTAATGGGTGTTGCCATTTATTCTATTCCAGATTCTTTACATTTTCTCTTCAAATTATTTATAATAAAATCAAGAGACCTTATTTGTTCTTGAACCATACCTATAAAGATTCACTGCCGGTTCTGGTTCCATCCACTTCTTTATTTTCTCATAACGATCAATATCAAAAAACTCCTGCGAAAGATACCAGTCTTCCACAGGAGAATATGCTTTATCTTGATTACATTTGTGACAGGCACATAGACAATTTTTTGTAAAGTCTGTGCCACCCTTTGCTCTTGGAACAATATGATCTATTGTTAGTTTATGAGTAGAACCACAATAGGCACACTCCCAACCCCATTCTTCCTTTATTCGTGTCCTCCATAACCTTTTTGCTTCTGATGAATTTGCCGTATGAAGATTAAAGACATAAGCTTGAAAGGTATTATAGAGAGGCATAAAAGATTGCGTCTTACCATTATTTAGATGAACTCACCCATATCATAGATATACATTCTTCCCATCATAATCCAATATGGAGTGAATACATCCTCAAAGTGCTCTGTAAAAAATCTAAACTTATCATCAATAAGTTGACGACCCAATACTTGAAAGTGTGCTTTTGATAATGCAAAAAATTCTTCTAGTGCTTCTTCATCTCCTTGCTTAAATCCACGAACATATAAATCTCTTGCAGTATTCATAATCTCATGGCATTCTTCTGGAAGTATCACCTTAGTTCTTCCATCAGGTAATGGCAATACTTTATTTTTAATTGTTCCCATCGAAAGTTTCATACACTCTCGACTCTGTTCGACAGACAATGCTCTCTCATCACCATCTCTAAATGCATGTTGCACACATCCATTCGTGCATTCCACAACACGAATAAGTGCAGTCGCATCTAATACTTCTTCAGATTGAGAACTCCAAATGTCCTTCCAATACTTATAATACTGTTGATTAACTTCCATAATATTCACTCATTTGTTTCTAACAGTTCCAATGTTCCAAGACCTCATACCAAATGGAGTATCGGCAATAAGATTTTGGACTAATTCTACTGCATCTGGTGGCACTACCAAACAGAATCCAATACCACAGTTGAATACATTTCTCATCTCTTCCTCGGCAATATCTCCTGCCTCCTGTATCTTGTTAAAGAGTTCTGGTCGTTCCCAGGCAGACCAATCAACATCGACAGTCAGATGCTCGGGAAGGCATCTAGGAAGGTTCTCAGGGATACCACCACCTGTGATATGTGCCATGCCTAAGATAGGAACTTCATCCAACAGGTGTTGAATGAGACGAGCATAGATTGTAGTTGGTACTAGCAACTCAGGCATCTCTTTATAGTAAATGTAATTTCTCCATAGCATATCATTTATAAGAGTGTATCCATTACTATGAAGACCACTACTCTCAATACCAATGACTACATCACCCGGCCACATTTCACTACCATCAACAATCTGGTTCTTCTCTACAACACCAGTACAAAAACCAGCAAGATCATAATCATTTGCTCTAAAATGTTCGGCAGTTTCTCCACCTAGCAATTCCATTCCAGCCATTGCACAACCAGTGGCAACTCCACGCACAATATCACTGACATTATCATCAAGTGATTTAGTAGAGATATAATCTAGAAAATATAATGGTTTAGCACCAGAACATATAACGTCATTGACGCACATAGCAACAAGGTCCTGACCAATAGTGGTGTAATCAAAAGCAATCCTACAAATATTAATTTTAGTTCCGACACCATCGGCACCAGATACCAGCATGGGTTTCTCATATCCTGAAGGAATTTCCATCATTCCATTAAAACCACCAACATTAGGTGCCAGTGCTTTGATATAATCTACAAAAGATCTACCCTTGATAATGTCAACACCAGAAGTTTTGTAGTCCATCAGTCTCTTCCTAAACGAATGTATAATGTAATGAGTGATTGTGAGATTAGATCACAAGAATATGTAAATCCAATCTTGTCTTCCTTGTCCCAGTGTTCTCTTTGACTTTTGAGAAGTGCAGAGAACTCTTTGATCTTAGACCTCATCTCTTCTTTTGATAACTTATCCAATGACTTCACCTCTGGCAATTTGCTCACGACGTTTTAGTTTCCATACTATGTAATCCATTGTTGGGATACACATAGGGTTCCAACCAACAAAGGTTGTTGACTCTTCACTGGGTATCTTCCAACACTCGGCATCATCATTCTCAAGATCTAATGACTTACGATACTCATCCTCACCAAACATAACAACAGCACGTTCTGCTTCATTCAAACTCTTGAAGCAATCAAAAGAATTCTTTCTAATCTCATCAGGGACGTGATGTTTCATTATGAAATAAATTTACGATAACAACCAGTGAGAGTTTTTGGGTCTAATTTACTGGGAGTAATATTGAGAGCAATTGATCCATCAGATTTCTTAATAATCCTATCCATAGAAACACAGAGCATCATATACAGAACTTTAAGTTTTCCTTCATTACTTTCATTCCAAGTATGTTCTTTCCAATACTCAACAAAATCAGCAGTCAAACGGCAAGTAGAATCACCCAAAAGTTCTGCTTTAAGAAGATCTAAAAATGCCTCTGCGTCATCACCAAGTTTAGAGTTCACACAAAGAGATGCCCAAGCACCTATTGTTTTCTTTTGTGTAGAAAAATCCTCAGTATCAGTTAAAAATGAATTGCAGATTTTTTCTGCTTTTTTGATATCATCCTTCCAATCAAACCATTGCTTAACAGAATTATTAATTGTTAGTTTTGGTTTCCCACCCTTACGAACTAAAAGATCACCAAGAATTGCAGTTTGAGATGCTTCGGCTGTATTATCCTTTCGGTAAATCTCATCGTGAGCACGACGAGGTTTAGCAATTGCAGCATTAGAAAAAGCATCTGGTTGTGCTCCAGTAACCACCACAGTTTCATACACTGCTTCAGGATCTGGATCATTGGCGATGTGAGTCAATCTATGTTGACTTTCGTTAATGTTTCCCGTAGTGTTGAAGACAATTCCATTACCATCAAATAACCAACCAAAAGTAGCAATAGATTGTGAAATCTTATTTACCTGAGATGGACATATTTTTCGGTTGTCTTTATTATGATGTTCAAGAATATACCTTGCCATTGCAGGTGTAACTTTTACCACCATCGAAGATCTCACCTGTGATTTTGGATCAAAGGGAAGAGGGGATGTTTGTTTAATAATTTCGTTCATCATTGAATAGCAAGTGGTTGTAGTCGGTCAAGGATCTCACGATAAGCAGGAACAATATCACCTTCATCGTTTCTGAATAGATCTTTATCAAATCTTTCATCACTACCAATCTTCCATAGTCTCATACTATCAGGACTAATCTCATCGGCAAGATACAAATCACCATGAGCATCATAACCATACTCAACTTTAAAATCTACAAGGTCAATACCCATAATGTAGAACATACTACGAAGGTAATCATTGATCCGTAGTGTCATCTCAATAAAAGGTTCAGGATTATATCCCATTAGTTTTACACGGTCCTTTGTCAGCAGAGGATCATGCTTGCTATCATCCTTCAGAAAGAACTCAACAATAGGATGTGGTAGTGAGTAACCTTCTTGTAGAGTTGTCTCACGAACAATAGATCCAGCAGCACGATTGCGACAAATAACTTCTAGTGGAACGATGTCTACCTTCTTACAGATCATCTTGTTAGCACCAACCATATTAATATAATGAGTTGGGATATGATCTTTGGCAAGTTTCTCAAAGATAATAGATGAAATGCTACAGCAAAGAGAACCTTTACCCAGTGGATGATCAACCATCTCACCATTACCAGCAGTCACCTTATCATGATACTCAATGATGACACGATCAGCATCGTCACCAGCATACACAGTTTTGACCTTGCCTTCTATAATTACTTCCATTAAAAAGGGGGTGTTTAATGTTCATATTATACAATAAAAAACCACCCCCGTCAAGGAGTGGTGGACAGTTTAGGAGGTGGTCTGAACGGGCAGTCAGGACACCCAGCACCACAGCATCCCCTAGAAAGGTTCAGTGAAGTGTTTACCGATAACTTCGATACGTTCTTCTTCATGAGCAATGATATCTAATTGATCTTGAATAGCAGCAAGCACATCAGGATGTTCCCCGATACCAACAGGGTTGTGTAAGTATACTTCTACGTTTGCTTTTGCTTTGGCAATGTTGCCACCAGCATCAGCAAGTAGAGCATCCAACATTTTAACGCGAAGATTACAAGACATAATAATTTTGGATTTGTTTTATTTATTGTATAGATCTTCCAGTTTTTCTCTGGATAGATCTACATACATCAACTCTTCACCTGCTTGTGGTGCTTCAGGATGCTTTGGTTTGGGAGGAGTCCTCATCTCTATGTTAATAGATTGAATGTTATCCCACATCATAGCGAAGGCACCACCAGCAATGAGAGCGAAGCATGTGAAATAAAGAAAGACTTCAAAACTATTCACAATGCGTTACCTCTTGGTAGAACTTCTTCTGGGAAGATAAAGTTCTCATGTGGTTGGTCAGCAGGTGCCATCCATGCTCTCAATCCTTCATTTAAAAGTATATTTTTTGTGTAAAATGTCTCGAATTCAGGATCTTCTGCTGCACGAATCTCTTGACTCACGAAATCATAAGCACGAAGATTAAGAGCAAGACCAATAATGCCAATAGAGGAGACCCAAAGACCCATAACAGGCACAAACAACATAAAGAAATGAAGCCACCGCTTGTTAGAAAACGCAACACCGAAGATCTGCGACCAGAATCGGTTTG